TCATTGAAGATTAGTAGTAGAACCTGGGAACATTCTGGCTTCAATAAATTCAACTGCCTGATCGTCTATAGTGTTGTCTGTCTGTTTAGCTATTGCTTTTAACAGATCAATAATTAACCTCTTCATTGCTTTAGATTTAATAAAGATAAGAAGAATAGGTTTTAGAATTTTTACCATCGTTTTTTATGTGTTACTTTCCAAACATAGCTACTTTGCTAGTATTAGACAAGAATCTTTACTTTTATGGCTGAAGATACCACCAAAGAAGTAGAACAAGAAGAATCGCAGCAAGGTAATTCAATCCTGTCTAATCTTGTCCAGATGATTATACTTTTTTGGAGTTTGGGGGTTATTTCTTTTGCGTACTTCGGAAATTCAACCCGACAAATTGATACGACCTTTGCCGCAGGTTTGCTCAGTGCTGTCATGTCAAACATGGGTCTACAAGTAAAATCTGCTACAAATGGCAAAAAGAAACTTGGTAAGGTTAATATAGTAGATAACAAGAACTCTAAAGTAGGTATCAAATGAAAAAACTGTTTGCTTTACTTTTATTTATGCCTTGCGGTTCCTTACTCGCAGACATAAAACAAGAATTTGTGACATCTGCTCAGATAAGCGTAGATATGCCATACGTTGTTACGAACAAGGTAGGAACTACATATAGTCTTAGCGGAAACAACATTACTCCATCTGTGACTGTAGGAGATACAACCACATCAGGAAAGATTGGTGGAATAAATGTTGGCAGTTTATCTGACGGAGTGCCAGCAATGATTCAGACAGATACTTCGATTACAACTGCTGGTTCAGCCTTCTCAAAAACCGAGTCGGTGACTATGGGTGACGCTACACCATCTGCTGTAACTCCTAGTTCAGGGATTGCATCATTACCAGTATTAGGTGGACAGACAACTATAGGGTCTGGAGGAACTCTTGGGTCTGGAGCAATGACTTCTTTATCATCAGGAGTTCATACTTGTACTGGTGCATTTGGATCTGGTTCTAGCTGTATAGGAAGCACTACAGTTCGTATCACAATAGATTGAATGATTCTTCCCATAGTATCTGCTCTACTGGCAATTTTAATTTATGGCACTTGTTCTTTTGCGTTATATAAAGTTTTCTTTAATAGGGGTAGTACTTATATGGATAGACTTCGCAGAAGCCGTGCCCGTAGTTCCTCAATTCAGAACAGGGAGTTCTACGACATCTAGTACATCTGAACAAATAATAAATGAAACAATCACCAGCCATCAATACAGAAGTGGATATTCGTATTCAGCATCTGGACATAATATCAAATCTGAAACGGGATATATCAACCCTACTCCTACGACTACGGATGAACAAACAGCAGGGGGAGTAAAGTTTAGTTGGACTTCACCAAACTTAGAAGCTATACCACGTTGGGGAATCGTAAACAATGGAGCAGCATTTTCTCTTCAAGAAACACTAATCACTCCAGGTCTAGACACAGTAACCACCATAACTCGTCAAATAAATACAAGCACAACCACAGAAACTACAACTACATTTGGACAATAGCTATAATCCTTTGCCCTGCAAGGGTTTTGGCTAACACTACAGTAGCTTCACCCTCTTCAAATGCTCAAGGTGTCGTTAATAATAATGCCACGATGATTACGCCATCTAGTATGCCAAGTTTTAGGATGAGTCAGGGCATAGTCTGTGCTTCCCCTAGCCTTACAATTACACCCTATGTAACAGATAGCTGGTCTTTTGCCCTCCCTAGAGAAAGCGTGACTAGGACACCAATATATGACGAAGAAACAGGAGAAGTTATATATTATTCAGAAATACCTAGATTTGAAAAAGATACTTTTAATTTGAATTATGGGATTTCTGCTCAAGTAAACATTCCATTAGGAAAGTCACCAGCACTTTGCCATGAAGCAACAGCAGTAAATATTGAAGCTCAAAGATTATTAATAAAGAAAACCAAAATGGAAATCAGTTTATATCGTTTGGAGATGTGTGCAAAACAAGCAAAGCTTGGAGTAAGTTTTAAACCTAATACTCCTAGTGCAGCTACCTGTGAAGATATTGTTTATAACATTCCCCCAAACCAAGTTATTCCTCATACTCATAAATTAGATTAGGCAAGTCAACGGGTAGGTTATTCTTGCCCTTAGTTATTCTACATAAAAAAATAGATAAGTCCCCTTCCAAAAGACTTATCTATTTAGGCTTAGTCTCACAGCCTAGACTTATCATATCAGTTATCTAAAAAAGAACACTTGCATCAGCCACTACAGGATCTTCTTTAATACCTGCTGCTTCTTGAGCAAGCATATATTTTTCATACTGTTCATACTCTGCTGCTTCAAAGTATTTTTCTTTAAGAGCATCCTCTGCATCAGCAAAGTGAGTATCAAGTGCTTTTCTTACAAGAGAAGAAATAGAAACACCAGGACCAGCATGATATTTCAACAAGTTATACTGATGTTTTGTTATCTGAATTGTCAATCGCTGTAGATTTTCTTCTTTATTATTCATTGAAAAAAAGTAGTTAAAAACATTGTAGTATCAATTTGATGTCATAGTCATTATTTTATTGGTGGAAGGTAATTCTATGAAATCTCTGAAAGGATCATCTTTTGGAATTTTAAGATACTGAGTATCTAAACCAATCATAAAGTTATGGGCTGCTCTAACAGTAAGAGCAAAGGCTTCAGCACTATTCCAAAATGATCTTTTAATACTACTGTCACAGGACTTGGTAAAAATAATCTGTGCTGCTCTATCGTATGGCTTAATATCTCTATCAATACCATCAATAGGACTTGCCATACCTGTAGTGACAATATTTAACCAATGCAATGCTCTTTCTTTAGGACTCATTGTATGGTTATATTTTTTATGTCTTGAGTGTTGGCTGTTATAAGTCATTTCAGCATAGATCTTTAATGCTGCTCCAAGAAAAAATGATCTAACTCTAGTTGTGTTAGTAGGACAGACCTTACCCATAAGATAAAGAAACTGATTATGTTTTAAATAAGTTTCTGCAACTATGGCATCATGGCATGGTCTAGAATATTGTTCAGTACCAGTTGTGCTATTTATAGCAGCCATAGCGTGTCTTATGGTTGCACAATCTCTTCTACTAATTCTGACACCACTAACAGTAATACGATCAGACATACACCTAGACTTACCAACATCCATTATTTGTTTGGATTTGCTAGGCATATTTTTAACAACAAGAAATGGTTGAGTCATTCCTGTTTGCACAACAGCCATTAATCTATGCTGACCATTTACCAGAGTGCCATCTGTATCAAAACAAATGGCAGAATCAGACAAGATGAAACGACTATTTCTCATCTCTCTTTTTAACTCTTCAAGATTATTTGTACTAATCTTGCGGTTATTTTCAAAGTTTTTTGTTAAATAAAACTGTGCCTTTTCTGGTGTAATAAATTCAAGAGAATATTCTAAGCCCTCATATACTGTTGAGAGGGCATCTGTAACTTGGTTGGTCATGCTTCCTCGTTACCATGACTAAGAAGAGCATCTTTAAGCTGTCTATTAAATTCAGCGTTTTGCTCTGGGGTTGCCATCTTTGGTTTTTTTTGTGAATCTTCGTAGTCACGAACCATCTCAAAATCTTTTTCAATCTGTTTAATTCTTGCAAAAATAATATTGCCAAGTTTTTTTAGCATTGTGTCATGCTCAATACCTAAAGTATTGATAGAAAGTTCAAAAGAATTTAAAAATTGATGACCCCTTATTGTGTATTCATCAACGCTATTTCGACTTGATTTAAAAAATAAATGAACTTTATCGTTCAAAATATCATTGTCAAAATAAAATTCATCATTATCTTCAAGATGATGGCTTGTTTTGTTTTGCATGGAAAGTTTCATAAAACCCCGTAAATGTTATTGCCTTTATAGTTTATCATTAAAATGTCATCACTTTGTATATGTTATCGAATCGTAACAATGCTACTTCCGCTTTTTAGTTAATTTAGAAACGACTTGCTTCACTAATGGCCGTACAAGCTGAAGTACCAATGGTGCAGAAGCACCAACCAAAGCAAGGCTAAAGACCCCAACAAACTGAGGAG